CGAGGCGATGCATCATGCGCGAACTGGCGGCCAAGGGTTGGTCCACGCCGCGGATCGGGCGCCTGCTCAACCGCGATCATTCGAGCGTGGTGCATGGGCTGCGGAGGGTTGAAAATCAATGAGCCGCATACGCTCCATCCACCCCGGTCTCTGGACCGATGTCGAGTTCGTGGCGATGTCACCCTTCGCCCGGCTGCTTTTCATCGGCATCTGGAACGAGTGCGACGATAAGGGAATATTCCCATGGTCGCCACTCCAACTGAAAATGCGCGTCCTGCCCGCCGACAGTATCGACGCAAGCGCCCTGCTTGCCGAGATCGAGGCCGCCGGGTCCGTTCGCCGTCACGAAATTGACGGCAAAGCCTATGGCGCGGTGAAGAATTTCGCCAAGTTTCAGCGCCCTAAGAAGCCGAACGACCTTTATCCTGCCCCGTCCGAAGCTCTCGCCTTTGCTGGCCACAGTTCCGAACCGCTGCCTGATGAAGGCAATGGAGTTCGGAAGCAGTTCCCCACCGATGGGGAAAAGTCTCCGCAGATGGAGGAGGGAGGAGGTAATAGGAGTTCCGAACCTATCGGTTCGGGCGTTTCGCCGACCGATCCGGCAACTGCGATCGATGTGCAGAAAGCGATTTTCGACACTGGCGTCTCCATCCTCACGGCATCCGGTCGCAATGACCGCGAGGCCCGTTCGATGCTCGGCCGGTGGCGGAAGCAATACAGCGACAGCGAAGTCCTGACGGCCCTTTCCCGATGCCAGGTGGAACGCCCGTCAGAGCCTGTCGAATGGGTCACGAAGGCCCTGCAAACCGAAAGGAAGCGCCAACATGGGAATGGAAATCACCGCGGCGGATCGACGCGAGCCGCAGCGCAGCTCGCTCTCGAACGAATGGGCTACGGCTGAGGGACTTATCCCCCAGCTATCGGCCTGCCTCGCCTTGGTCCGCCCGGTTTCGATGACCGAGGACGCCGCGGCGGAATGGCTTGCGGTCGCCGCCAACGAACTCGCCGGATACCGCCGAACATCGATCGAGGCGGCGCTGTCCGATGCGCGTCACCGCTGCACCTATCACGGCCAGATCGTCCCGCATGTCATCCGGTTCATGGAAGAACTGACCTCGTGGCGCATGGGCAAGCCGCTCGAACGCCGCCTGCCGAACCAGAGCCGCCCGCGCGAACTTGCGCCGCCGGAAACCACCGCCCTGATTGAGCAGGCAACGCGCTCGCTCACGGCCCGGCGATGAACAGGAACGATCTCAACTATGCCCGCGCCCTCGCCGAAAAATACAACGCGCGCATGGCCAGCGAAGGCAAGCGCGGCCGCAAGTGGATCGTGGACCTCAGCGGCGGGATGCGGCTGGTCAGCACCCGCGGGACGCAGCCCGAAGAAACGCAGGAAGATTTGCCGATATGACATCCGTCAGCCTACATCTCCTCGCGCAACAGCCGGGCAATCAGCGCCGAAGAGCCTTCGGGGTGGCCCCGCAGCTTGTCGGCAATGTCCGGCGGCAGCGTGATGGTTATGCGCCGGTAGCGGGTGGCTTCCGTCGCGGGCGGCCTGCCTCTGGTTTTTGTGGACTTTCTCATGGAAATGTGCTTTCTGGCCGGGTCGCTTTAACGTCCATCCCTAGTTGTGGCTGGACCGCGATTTCTGACGGGGCCGGGATGCACAAACATCCCGGCTTTGTGTTTAGATGGATCCACCCGCGCCGCGCTTTTCGACTTCAAGCGCAGCAACGCGGCGGTAGGCCTCTTCTGCGGTTAAGATCATCTTTGGGCTATCCTTGCGGCGATGGTGCAAATCGTTACTGCCCCAAGCGGCAAGATACTGGTCCAGCGCGCTCGCCTCATCATCTGAAAAGTCAGCGCGACGATTGGAGAGCAGCCATAGTCCGTTGTGATATTGGCGGTCGTTCACTTGCCGAACCCCTTGTAATTGAGTTTTCCAGCTTTGCGCGCGGCAAAAAATTCCTGCTGCGCGAGGCGGCGTGCCTCAATCAGTTCGATCGGCGTCAGCGCGGCCTTCTGCTCCTTAGTCATCTTGTTAAGCGAGATGACTTCTTTGAGAACGGCGAGGTTCGCATCAGCTTGCGGTTTCATCGCTTCGATGTGGAGCATGTGCTTTTGGAAATAGGTCATCGTCTTGCCTTTCTGACGGGCCGGGATGTTTCATTGCCTCCCGATGCACATTCTATACACACAGAAAATAGGCGATGCAAGATGTTTTTCGTGCGTATCGAAAATAATTTCGGGGGTTAGGGTGATGAAACGCCTAGCCGAGCGCGAAGGCATCCACATCCCCGCCGCAACAGGAGCGAGATGATGAACCCGCGACCGCTTCGGCCTTGCCCGGAAGATTTCGACGTAATTTTCGTTGAGCAGGGGCGTCTTGCCTGCGAATCCTGGTATCGCTGCCGCCGCACGACGGTTGATCGGTGGCTCGAAGAACGTGGCAAGGCGCGGCTGATCGAACAGCGCGCTGCCTTTGTCGCGTCAAAGCGCAAAGCGGGCGAATGGCTCACCCGCGCATCGTCGCTGGTCGAGCGGCGTGAGGTGAAGCCAACATCTGTCCCGGCGCGAGTGATCGATCGTCGCCGTGTCGCTCCACACCTTGCCCGCGCTGCCGCAAGGCATCTCAGGATCATCCGGCATGGCGGCTGGATCGTTTCTCCGGTCGGCGATGGGACATGGCGGCTCGGAACGCGGCATGTGTCCGCTGCGGAGCTTGTGGACTTCGCCGAACGGAAGGGATTTGATCGCAAGACCGCGAACCTACAGGAACAGGCCGCAGAATAGGATAGTCGGCAGATGCCACGCGCCGGAAAACGAACCATTCGCACAGATCGCGCGCGCGAGACGTTCCTCGCCACGCTTCGAGACACCTGCAACGTCAGCGCCTCGGCGCGCGCTGCGAGAATCAGCCGGACGGCCGCCTATGAGTGGCGCGGTGCTGATCCAGCGTTCGCCGCGGCATGGAAGGAAGCGGAAGAGGAAGCGATTGACACGCTCGAACAGGTGGCCCGCGATCGGGCAGTCGATGGAAGTGATCGAATGCTCGAAATCCTGCTGAAAGCGCACCGGCCCGAAAAATATGTCGAGCGCCTTCGCAACGAGCACAGCGGGCCGAATGGCGCCCCGATCGAATATCGCAACCTGTCCGACGATGAAATCGAGGCCCGCATCCGGTCGCATGAGGCCAGCCGTGGCGACAGCGACACTTGACCGGCGCGAATATCTGGCGCTGCTCGACGAGCGTGCGCGGCGCGAGGAAGACCGGTTGCGCGAAGCCGAGCGCCGCCGGATCGCGGAGAACCGCGAGACGATCCGCGAGCGATGCCAATCCCTTTCGGCGTTCGTTCGCGAAGCTTGGCACGTCCTCGAACCATCGAACGCGTATATCCACGGATGGCACGTCGATGCGATATGCGAACATCTCGAAGCGATCACTCGCGGCGACATAAACCGCCTGCTCATCAACGTCCCGCCCGGCACGATGAAGTCGCTTCTGAGCGGCGTTTTCTGGCCCGCCTGGGAGTGGGGCCCGATGAACCGACCGGCGACGCGCATCATCGGATCGAGCTATTCCGAGGACTATGCCAAGCGCGACAACCGCCGGATGCGCGACCTGGTGACGAGCGAATGGTATCAGGCGCTATGGCCGATCGAGTTGGTCCGCGCTGGCGAAATGGCGTTCAGCAACACGGCAACCGGGTTTCGGCAGGGCATCCCCTTTTCGCGGCTCACCGGCGGCCGCGGCGATCGGGTCATCATCGACGATCCGCACAGCGTTGATGGTGCAGACAGTGAAGCCGAGCGCAACGCGACGATACGGACCTTTCGCGAATCGGTGCCGACGCGCCTCAACGATCCAGCCAAGTCGGCGATCATCGTCATCATGCAGCGGCTTCACGAACAGGACGTGAGCGGCACGATACTGTCGCTTGGCCTCGGATATGAGCATCTGATGTTGCCGATGGAGTTTGAGCCTGTCCGGCAATGTGCGACATCGATCGGGTTCATCGACCCGCGGACCTACGACGGCGAACTGCTTTTCCCCGAACGCTTCCCGCGCGAGGTCGTCGAGCGCGACAAGATACCGATGGGCACCTACGCCGTGGCGGGTCAGTTTCAGCAGCGGCCGACCCCTCGTAGCGGCGGCATGTTTCAGCGCGGCGACTTTGAGATTGTCGATGCAGTCCCGGCGAAGGTGCGGCGCCGCGTGCGCGCTTGGGACTTTGCGGCATCGAAGGAAAAACCGGGGAAGCAGCCGGACTGGACCGTTGGGTTACGCATGGCGCTTGCCGATGGCGTGTTCTACATCGAAGATGTCTGTCGCGGGCGCTGGTCGGCATCCGAGGTCGAAAGGACACTGAAAAACACGGCCAGCCAGGATGGCACGACGATCAGCATCCGAATGCCGCAAGACCCCGGCGCCGCGGGCAAGGCCGACGCCGAAACGAAGGTCAAGCTTCTCGCGGGCTATTCTGTCGTCGTGAAGCCGATCAGCGGCGACAAGGCAACCCGCGCGCGCCCGGCGTCTGCACAAGCGGAAGCGGGCAATGTCAAGTTGCTGCGCGGGCCGTGGAACGAGGCTTTTCTGGATGAGATATGCGCGTTCCCCAATGCGGCGTTTGACGATCAGGTCGATGCCTTCGCCGATGCGCTGAACGAACTGGCGCTTGGATCGAGCTACAACATCGACGCATGGTAGCCCCTGAACCTACAGCCACGAGGCCGCGGCGCTTAAGTTTCAGGCCATGACTGGCCGCATCGTCAATGTTCGTCCAAAGCCCGGATTCCTGATGGATGGCGCCGGTGGCATCATTCCTGCCCGCCGCAACGTCGTGCCCTTCATGGCTGGCGACAAGCTGACCAATGTGATGTCCGGTATGGGAACGACCGTAGATCGCGCGATGAGCAACTATTACGCGATGACGCCGATCTCGCCGCAGGATGCCGAGGCGGCCTATCGGACCTCGTGGCTGATGCGCAAGATCATCGACATTCCGCCGCTCGACATGACCCGCGCGTGGCGTCAGTGGCAGGCCAACAAGAGCGACATCGAGGCGATTGAGCACGAAGAATATCGGCTCGGCATCCGCGCCAAAGCCAAGCGCGCGCTCATCCTTTCGCGGCTGTGGGGCGGCGGGGCGCTCGTCCTCGGCGTCAAGGGCGACACCAATCTCGAGAATCCCATCGGCGCGATCGGCAAAGGTGATCTGGCCTATGTTCGCGTCGTTTCGCGCCACCAGATCACCGCAGGGCCGGAAGAAACCGACATCGCGAGCCCGTGGTATAGCGAGCCACGCTATTACCACATCGGCATCGCGACGCGCCTTACCCTGCATCCGTCGCGCGTCATCCCGTTTATCGGGCAGACGGCACCTGAAGGCAGCTTCTTTGGCGCGATGGACTGGTTTTGGGGCGATCCGCTCTACCAATCGGTGCAACAAGCGCTCCAGAATGCCGACATGGCACAGGACGGATTTGCGGGACTGATCGACGAAGCGAAAGTCGATATTCTCAAAATCCCCGATCTGACGGCAAATGCCACGTCCGACGAATATGAAGCCCGGCTGTTGCGACGGCTGGCGGCGGCCAAGATGGGCAAATCGACTTGGCGTGCGCTGATGATCGACGCCGCAGAAGAGTGGGAGCAGCGGCAGGTCAATTGGGACGGGATGCCCGATATACTGACCAGCTATTTGCAGATCATAGCGGGCGCCGCCGATATTCCGGTAACGCGCCTGCTTGGTCAGTCACCCAAGGGGCTGCAATCGACCGGCGAAGGCGAGGAGCGCGATTATCACGCGATGATCGCGGCGCGGCAGGACGAAAGCCTGCGCCCGGCGCTCGACCGGCTCGACGCGCTGCTCATCCCATCGGCACTGGGCACGACGCCATCGGACGTATGGTGGCAGTTCAACAGTCTCGACAAACTGTCGCCGAAGGAGGCCGCGGAGATCGAAAGCAAGCGCGCGCAGACCGTCAAGACCTATGCCGATACCGGGCTGATGCGCGACGAGGCACTATCCGAGATGGCGAAGAACGCGATCATCGAAAGCGGGCAATGGCCGGGGAGCGAAGCGGCGTTCGAGAAGTTCGGCAGCCTGCCCGATGAGGACGATGAGGGTGACGAGGCCGATCTTGAGACGCCCGCCGAACGCGAAGCAATGGCCGACGCCGCGCCGCGACCGCTCTATGTCCAGCGCAAACTGCTCAACGCCGACGAAGTGATCGTATGGGCGAAGGAGCAGGGATTCGAGACAACGCTTCCCGCCGACGACATGCACGTCACCGTCCTCTATTCGCGGAACCCGGTCGATCCGATGAAGATGGGCGAGACGTGGGGATCAGAGCCGGACGGTGGCTTAATCGTCAAAGCCGGCGGCCCGCGAGCGATCGAGCAATTCGACGGCGGCGCGGTTGTGCTGCAATTCGCATCGTGGAACCTGTCGAGCCGCCACGACGACATGGTGCGCGCGGGCGGCAGTCACGATTTTAGCGAGTATCAGCCGCATGTGACGCTGACCTATTCGGCGCCCGAAGGGCTCGACCTTGACGCGATCAGGCCTTTCACGGGCGAACTGCGCTTCGGCCCAGAACTGTTCGAGCCGCTCGACCTTGATTGGAAGTCGAAGATCGGGGAGCAGTGATGCGCCGCTTCGATCTTGCCGCCATGGCCCGCCGTGCCGGGACGCGGCGCCGGGTCGTAACGTTCCGTCCGATCATCCCGACAAAGGCGATGGCCGCCGACTTAGCCGCGATCAACCGACGCGCGCTGGCGCCATGGGAGGAAGCGCGCGACCGGATCGTCGCCGCATATGGACAGGAGCTGGCGCGCGTCCTTGCCACAGACAGTGTGAACGATCTGGTCGATCTGTTCGAGGAAATCGCCGGTTTTGTGAACCATCTCGTGCTAGACCTCACCCCCGAAATGGGCGAATGGGCGCTGCGCGTCGAGCGGTGGCACCGCGACAAGTGGCGCGACACCGTGCTCGCGGGCGCGAATGTCGATATTCGCTACATGATCGGGCCCGCTGAGGCGCAGGAGCAGATCGCCACCTTCATCGCCCGCAACGCGGCCCTCGTGCGCGATACGACCGCGCAGGCGCAGGGGCGCATCGCCGATGCCGTCTGGCGCGGGTTGCAACGGCGCGCGCCGTTGCGGCAGGTCGGCCGCGAAATTGCCGAGGCGCTAGGATTGGCTAGGAAGCGGGCAAACCGGATCGCGGCGGACCAGCATGTCAAACTGTCCGCCGCGCTCGATCGCCAACGGCAACGCGAGGCTGGACTTGATCATTGGAAATGGAAGCATTCGGGGAAATTGCACCCGCGCCTTCAGCATGTAGCTCGCGACGGCAAGATTTACACCGATGAAACTGCGCCCGAAGACGAGCCGGGGGAGCTGCCCTTTTGCGGCTGTGTGCGGCAGGCAGTTCTTGTCCTGAATGGAGAGATTATCTGACGAACCTACAGCATCGTGCGCGCCGGTCGTATTTTTCGGCTCATGTTCTTCGCCGACCGCCTCACCCTCGACAAGCCGCGCCGCACGACCGACGGCTATATGGCTGTCCGTGCCCGCGCCGCGCGCAGCGGGGTCTATCAATATCTCGGCAGCGAAGTCGATCCCAAGGGCGAGCGCTTCGCGGCCGACCAGATCGTAAACGTCTATCGCCCAACGGACGAGGTTTTCGCCGAAAGCAGCGTGGCGAGCTTCTTGTTGAAGCCCATCACCGACGACCACCCCGCCGAGGCCGTCACCGCCGATAACTGGAAAAGTCACGCGAAAGGCATCGTCGGGAAAGTGCTGCGCGACGGCGAACATCTGGCGTTTGACCTGGTGCTCATGGACGCGGGGCTTATCGCCGCCGTCGATAGCGGCAAGCGCGAACTGTCGAACGGCTATGGCTGCACCATGTCGTTCGAGGATGGCACCGCCCCCGATGGCACGGAATATCAGGCAATTCAGCGCGATATTCGCGGCAATCATGTCGCGGTCGTGGAGCAGGGCCGCGCGGGCTCGACATGCCGAATTGGTGATGCCGCGCCATGCGATGCGATCCCTTCGGCCGAGGTTGAAAAACTCATCGCCGACGAGCGAACCTACAGCCGCGACGGGGATGGCGATAAAAACGACCCAACGCGCCGTGAGGCGGGTGGTCCCGGCGGCGGGGGAAGCCCCACCCAAGATGGAGATTTTTCAATGACCAAGCTCACGATTGACGGCCTGATTGTCGATCTTTCGGACGCGGACGCGGTGAAGGCCGCTTTCACCAAGAAGGACGCGGCAATGGCCGACGCGGTGGCGGCCAAGGACAAGGCTGAAACCGACCTCGCCGCGGCGCAGACGTCGATCGCGGCAAAGGACACCGAGATCGCCGACCTCAAGGCAAAGCTCGAGGACGCCGAGATCACCCCCGCCAAGTTGCGCGATGCCGCCAAGGTCTATGGCGATACGGCCGCCAAGGCCAAGGCGCTTGGTGTCACCCATGACGAAGATGCCGATGTCGATGCGATCATGAAGACCGTCGTTGCCGCGAAGATGGGCGATGCCGCGAAGGACTGGACCGACGCGCAGATCGCCGCCTCGTTCGCTGTTCTCACCAAGGACGCCAAGGCCGACGACAAGGGCGGCCAGAAGCTCGCGGACGCGCTCGCGGACGCCCATCCCAAGAACGACAAGAAGCAGGTCAGCGACGCTTACGCGGACATGGTCGATCACCTCACGACGGCTTGGAAAAAGCCCTCGCCTGCCGCAGCCGCATAAGGAGCAACGATCATGGCAGTCGCACAGTCCACCTATCCCGCCGCTCCCGCCATCGGTCTTCCGGGCCAGATCGCGAACGAGGAGATCGCCAACATCATCTCGAAGACCGTGGAAACGGCTGCGGGCATCGGTTTCGGCCAGCCCGCCGCGCGATCGGGCACCGCGTCGAAGGAGAATAGCTGCCGCCTGATGGAGTCGGGCGCCGTGTTCCTCGGCATCGCGGTGCTCAACCGCGCCGTCGCGGCCCATGCCACGGAGCCCGACGAGTATCAGCAATATGCGACCGCGGCGCTGATGACGCAGGGCACGATCGTCGTCACCGCAGGCGCGGCTGTCGTGCCGGGCGATGATGTCTATTGGGACAGCGCTACCGGAAAATATGGCACGACCAGCGGCGGCACCAATCTCGCCATCGCCGGCGCCCGCTTTGAAACCAACGGGGGAGACGGCGATGTCGTCATCATCTCCCTCGGCAACCGCCAGTTCTAAGGAGGCCTCTGACATGGCATCGCTGCCCATCACCATCGACGCGCAGGCCGCCTTTGGCTTCGTCACCGCGCAGGGACGCAACATCGAGGCGGCGATCTACGCGCGCCGCTACCCGACCTATGAATATGCCAACCATGTTCCGGTCGTCACCGAGGGCAATGCCTGGGCGATCGGCACGCAGTTCCGCATCTCCGATTGGGTCGGACAGGCGAAGTTCGTGAGCGGCAAGGCGAAGGATATTCCCTTCGTCAAGACCACACGCGAACTGAAAAGCCATGACTTCCTCATGGTCGCCGCGGGCTGGGAATGGTCGATCGAAGAAGTCGAGCAGGCCCGCCTCTATGGCATCAACGTGACGAGCGACGATGCGATGGCAGGCGACTCTGCGGTCCAGCAGAAGCTCTATAATGTCGCGATGACCGGCGACAGCGAAGTGAACTGGACTGGCCTTGTCAACAATGCGTCGGTGCAGAAGGCGGACGCCGCGACCGTGGGCGCCGCGACCTTCTGGGGCACGAACAAGGACGCCGACGACATGGCGGCCGACGTCAACACGGCGCTCGAAATGGTGCGCGCTAACTCGGGCGAGGTCGAAATGGCCGACACCCTTCGCCTTCCCCCCGAGGCGTTCCGCACCGCCGCGACGCGCCGCCTGACCGACGCGGGCGGCACAATTTCGGCGCTCGAATATATCCGCCGCAACAACATCTACACCGCCGAGACCGGCCTGCCGCTCGACATCGCGCCGCTGCGCGATCTGGCGACGGCATCGCCCGACGGGGGCGGACGCCTGATCGCCTATCGCAAAGACCCCGAGGTGCTGCGTTTCCACGCGCCGCTGCCGCGTATGGTCCTGCCGGTGAACCAGGTCGGGCTGATGGCGTTCGAGCAGGGTGTCATCTCGCGCACCGGCGGCACCGAAATCCGCCTGCCCGGCGCGATGGCCTATCTCGACGAGATCACCGACGTTCCGAGCTGATAGAAAGGAGGGGGCGGCAGAAGCCGCCCCTTTTTCATGCCCGTCACAATCACGAACATGTCCGAAGCCCCCTATGGCGTCCGCACCGCCACCGGCGGGCTTTGCTTCATCAAGCCCGGCGCCACCCGCACTGTCGAGCCAGCCGACCCCGCCCGCCTCGCGCGGCTCACCTTCCTTGCCATCGCGCCCGCCATCGATCTACCCGCCCCGCCCGCCGGTCTTGCCGCGCACATCGATGGCGAGGACGACCTCAGGATCCTGCGCGCCGCCTATGCTGTCAAACTCGGCAAGCGGCCCTTTCCTGGATGGGACGCCGACGAACTTAAGCGCCGCATGGGTGATGAATGAGGCGCCTCGAAATCGGCCCGAACAAAGGGCGCATCCCCGGCTTTGAAACGCTCGATATGGTGAAAAGCCCGATCGTCGATCATGTCGGCGATGCAAGCGCGACGCCCTTTGCCGATGCGACATTCGATCTCGTCTATTCCAGCCACGTCATCGAACATATCGAATGGGACCGCGTTTCCGCGACGATCAAGGAATGGGCGCGCATCCTGAAACCGGGCGGATGGCTCGAAGTCCATACCGTCGATGCCGAGCGCATCCTGAAGGCCTTTCTTCACTATGACGCGACCGGCGAATGGACCGGTCCCGATCCGACGTGGCGTGAGAAGCAGACGGGCGGCGATCCCTATCTCTGGTGCGTCGCGCGCTTGATGAACTTCCCCAAGGGCGGGAACGAGTATCAGAAGCACCGCACGCTCATCACCCCGCGTTATCTCACGCGCTGCTTCGAGAACGCGGGGCTTGTCGATCTGGCGCCGCTCACTCGTGACGACGCGCGCGGCTCGCGGCATCACGCTTTCATCAACCTCGGTCTCAAAGGGCGCAAGCCGTGAACCTGCGCACCGTCGCCGACCTCGACCGGGCGATTGCGAACAACCTCTGGAAACTCGACCGCACCGCCTTCGATTGCATCGTCGGCATTCCGCGATCCGGCATGATCCCGGCAAGCATCATCGCCACCTATCTGCAAATGCCGCTCGCGACGCTCGAAGGCTATCTCGCGGGCATCGTCCACGGCCGCTCGGGAAGGCCTGTGAAGGCAGCGCGGCGCATCCTGCTTGTCGATGACACGAGCAACAAGGGCGGCGCGATGGCGCGCGCGGTGGCAATGCTGCCTCGCGGCGTCAAGGCAACGCGGCTCGCGGTCTATGGGCCCTATCAGCATCCCGATCCTGCCGAGATCATCGACGTCTGGTTCGAGGACTGCCACGGCCCCCGCGGCTTTGCGTGGAACCTCTGGAAACATGCACGGCTCGGGCGCTGGGCCTTCGATTTTGACGGCGTGCTGTGCCGTGACCCGACAAGGCAGGAGAATGACGACGGCCCGCGCTATCTGGATTTTCTGCGCAATGCCGAGCCCCTGTTCCTGCCGACGCGCCCGATCGGCCATATCGTCACCGGGCGGCTCGAAAAATACCGCGGCGAGTGCGAGGCATGGCTGAAACGTCACGGCGTCGATTATCTCCAACTCCACATGATGCCCTATGCAACAAAGGCCGAGCGCATGGCGGCGGGCGGCCGCGGGCAATGGAAGGCGGGCATTTTCGCCGAAGTCGGCGCCGATATGTTCATCGAGAGCTGTCCGAAGCAGGCGCGCATCATCGCCGAACGATCGGGCAAGCCGGTGTTCTGCACCGCGACGATGAGCCTTGCCTGACCACCGTGACACCATGACCGCGCTGGCGCGCGAGCAGGGATGGGCGCGCGGCATCGAACTCGGGCTGGGTCACGGCCTCCTCTTCGCACGCTTCCTTGCGCTCGGCATCGACATGATCGGTGTCGATCTGGGACGCAGGCCCGAGCGCCGCGCGACCGTCGAAGCGCTCGGGGGCAAGGTGCATTGGATGGCAACCGCCGACGCCGCGCCGCTTGTCCCCGACGGCTGGGCCGATTTTATATTCGTCGATGCCGGGCACAGTTACGCCGCTGTTTCGGCGGACATCGCCAACTGGCTGCCCAAGGTGCGCGCCGGGGGCTGGTTCGGCGGGCACGATTATCACGTGAGGTTTCCCGGCGTCATGCGGGCGGTCGATGAGGCGTTCGGCGCACGGGTCGATCACCTTCCCGGTCATATCTGGACGCGGCAATGCTGACCATCGCCATGCCCTATTACCTCAATTCGGAGATGCTCGCGCGCCACTATCGCAACTGGCTCGCGTGGCCCGGAAAATATCGCAGCCGTCTGCGCGTCATCATCGCCGATGACGGCTCGCCCGAACGGCCTGCCGCCAACGTCCCGCGCCCTTATGGCCTGCCACCGATCGAAATCTACCGGGTGCTTGAGGACAGGCCATGGCACCAGCACGCTGCGCGCAACCTTGCCGCTGATCGCGCCGACGATGGATGGATGCTCGTCACCGATATGGATCATATGTTGCCCCCCGAGCATGGTGCGGCGCTGATAAAGTCGCTGCCCGCCCTCGATCCCGATACCGTCTATATGCTCGACCGCGTGGAAGCTGATACCGGAAAGCCGACGCTCGGCCGTGACGGCCAACCCAAGCCGCACCCGAACAGCTTTGTCCTCACCCGCGCGCTCTACTGGCGAATCGGCGGCTATGACGAGCGCGCGACCGGCATCTATGGCACCGACAGGCTGTTTCGCGAGCGTGCTTTTTCGGTCGGACGCAAGGGACATCTCGATATTCCGCTAACCCGTTACTGGCGCGACCTCGTGCCCGATGCCTCGACGACGACCCTGCCGCGCAAGGAGGGCCGCGATCCGGCGCAAAAGGCCGTCATCATGGCGCGCATCGCCGCCGCCCCCGATGACCGGGTGACCCTCGGCTTTCCATGGGAGCGGGTCGTTTGACCCTTACCGTCATCACATGGCTCTGGTCACAGTCCGGCGGCCGCGCGACATTCACGGCGGCAAACGTGAATATCTGGGCCGCGATGCTGAGACGCCA